ATAGCTAAACACAAATGGTTATGGGACGTACACACTGATTTAGAAATGGATGCTATGTATAAAGAGACAGAAGCACTATTACAAAACTTTGTAGACTCTGTAGATAAGAAACTAACAGAAATGGTTGAATGGAAGATATTCCGTAATAAACAACAAGCATGGAATGCAGTAGCACCTAAGTATGCTGAGAAGTGGGTTAAGTCTCACGAGTATGCAATCGTAGGAGTTATAGATGTTGTATGTAATGATTTCGATGGTGGCACTACACTACTTGATTATAAGACATCAAAAAGATATGGACCATACCTACCAGAAGAATATTACAGGCAGTTAATTATTTATGCCTTTTTATATACGTTAGAGATGGGAGAGATGCCTAACTTTGTAGGTGTTAACTATCTCCGTTTTGATGATACATTCTTTGTTAAGGTAGGACAAAAGGAACTTGATGAAGCTAAAGACTTAATTAAGATGGTACACGATTGTATCAAAGAACGTCAAGAGTATGAAGACAGATATGAACAGAAACCACAGAACTTATGTAAGTGGTGTTCTTTCCATAAATCTCAAGGTGGACCCTGTGATGCTGAAGTTCCAAAATGGGAACCAAAGTTCAAAAAACGTAAAAAAGAAAATTATGCAGATATATCAAAAGATTCTAAATTGAACATAGAATTAGAAAATCAGGACCAGTTTCCAGACTACGACTAAGGAAACCTTTATATAAGCGCGTGATGTAAAATATAACATGGCGCGCGATGATTATGGAGCTATCTCTGTAATCTCTGATGATGAACGTGAAGCATTAGGGATAGGAGGTAGAAGACCAGACGATGAAGAAGAAGGTCTTTTTGAGACCATTGGTAAAGCTGGAGATAAACTTGGAGAAACTAAATTAGGTAAAAAACTAGGTTCTATACTTACGGTACTATTATTAACTATGTTTGGCAGCGGCGCTGTAGATGTCGGTATGCTACAAGATATTTTTGGAGGAGAGGAAGAGCCCATATCAAAGGGTGGATGTATGGACGTTGGAGCTGTCAATTTTAAAAGTGATGCAACTTTTGATAACGGCAGTTGTGTATTCCCCCCTCCTGTAGTGTATGGATGTACAAATCCAGATGCAGATAATTATAACGCACAGGCTACCCATGATAATGGGCGATGTCAATTTCTTGGTGGGAGTCCTAACAACAACACAAATAACAATGAGACACAGACAAACGAGACAGTTTATGGGTGTATGGACTTAGAAGCTGAGAACTATAATGACCGAGCTGAGGAAGATGATGGAAGCTGTGAGTATGAAGAGTATGATTGTACAGCTAACCATACTTATTTTTATAATGGTTTACAATACGGAAACTATTCTAGAGAAGACAACTCTTTAAATATTACAGTAGACATAGATACAGACTGTGACCTAGACACATTACCAGTTATGGTTTATTATGACATAGGTCATATGAAGGTAGTGGACAACGAAACAGTGTGGAATGGTTATATGTTTAATAATTACTTTTTTAACGTAACTGGTTGGGAAGGTAATGAATATCAACTATCCTCAGGGGTAGAATACTTTACAGAACCTTATACAGGATGGTATATGGTATATGTGAATTTATACGCCGACTACAATAGAGATGGTGAGTATGAATACGTAAATTACTTTTACATAGAAGAAATTATATTGGAGGAGGAATGAAGGCTAGAGAAATGCTAGTCCTTACAAATATGTTAGCGAAAATTATATCAGAAGTGGATGACTTGAAAAGAATGATTAGCAAATCAGTTAATGACGATTTTAGAGAAAACTACACTGAAGGTGAAGAGGAGTGATTGAATGGATAAGTATACTAGAAATATTGGCAGTAACAATGGCAGCGTCAGCTACCATATTAATGCTAGTAATAATAGTGCAATTTGCGCGCCGCATGATGCCAAGTATACCACCCAAGAAAGTAGTGCTGATAGAACAAACAAAAGAAAAGGAGAAACCAAAAATGAGTAAAGAAGCAAAGGAAGGAGTTACATTTAATGACCTATTTATGTTTATGATTGCAGTACCTCTAGTTTTACTGTGGGTTGGATTTGCAGGGTTCGTTATACATAGCGGACTTGGTAAACCTGAAGTTCTTGAAAACATTGAAGCATACACAACTTTAATAGCTATATTAGGTGGGCCAGCCCTTCTAATTATTAAAGATGCTCTAGATGTTTGGAAACAAGAACAAGCAGAGAAAACAGCATTCTACAAGATTAAAGCACAATCTGTTATTGATTATAATGAATCTACACAGAAGCAAGCACAAATGATAGAAGCTAAGGCACAAGAACAAGAACATAAGATGGAGATAAAAAAATGAACGACTTTGAGATGAAACAAATGAGAGCTGAGCTAGATGGACTACATGAGACAGTAGAAGTATTGTTAGCATGTATAGGCAAAGATATGTACGCAGAGCACGACTGCTGTTGTGATGAGAGCGGTTGCTGCGTAACCGAGGAAGAATAAACATGGTAGAAGAACCAGATTTTATGAATAAACAAAAGAAGGCTTTTGGTATTTACAAAGGAGATGGTAGTGGAGAAGTTAACACAAATCCTGAACAAGGAACACCCAATGCAGATTGGTGTGAGAAAGTTAATTCATTACCAACCTATAGTGCACCTAATGGTAACAAGGAAACTTACACCGACAAGGACTATAGATTTAAACCAAAAGACGATTACATAGACTAGGATTGATTCTATGGCTTATGTAAAGAAAAACAAAAACGGGGTCCCCCGAAAGAAACCTACCAAGCGTAGGGTGAAGAAAGGTGAGAAGGCCTTCCGTGGAAAAGACGGAAAACTCAGGAAAAAGAAATAATGGCAATAAGTAATAAACAAGTAGCAAAAACAAACAAGAAAGAAGGAATCGATAAAACTCTAACAATGAGGAAATCAGGTTCTGGAGAAAAAGTCTTCAGCCACGTTGGCGGTAAGACCCATGCTTTAGAAAAGAATCCTATATCTAAAGAAACAGCTCTTAAACAAATTAGAGATGTAACAGAAACAGAGATAGCAGATAGAAAGCACCACGGTCACCACATAGGCAAAAGACAAGCAACCAAAGATACAAGGAAGTAATAATGATATTTAGAAATGGTTCAGAAAAGAAACATGAATGTCTTTCACATGACCACTTTATGGATGAAGATGGTAAATCTTGGAGCGGTATGAATACAGCTGTTCCTAAGACACGTGAAGCATTGATGAAAAAGAAAGGACCAATTATAGGTAGGTCACCAGCAGGAGTTGATGAATAATGGTAGCTAAGAAGAAAGGACTGTATGCAAACATACACGCCAAAAGAAAGCGCATTAAGAAAGGCTCTGGTGAGAAGATGAAGAAGAAAGGAGCTAAAGGACGACCTACAGCTAAACAATTTAAAAAAGCAGCAAAGACTGCTAAGAAAAGAGGCAAGAAGAAATAATGGCGCCTGCAAAGAAGAAGGATGCCAAATTAACAAGAGCGGGAGTATCAGGTTATAACAAACCTAAGCGAACGCCTAAACACCCAAAGAAATCACATGTAGTAGTTGCTAAAGAAGGTGGTAAGACTAAACTAATTAGATTTGGTCAACAAGGAGTAACTACAGCAGGTAAGAAAACAGACAAGAAATCTATGGCCCGAAGGAAGAGTTTTAAAGCGCGCCACGCTAAGAATATCAAGAAGGGAAAGATGTCTGCTGCATATTGGGCTGATAAAGTTAAATGGTAAGCTTTATATACTCAGGGGTGCTAATTATTATAGGCTCTCTCGTTAGGGCCAAGGCTTCATAGGATAGGCATACGCCAGTGTCCAAGAAGGAGCCCACAAAAAAAGGAGACATATATGTCGAACAATACAACAAATGAAACAAATGATAACTCAACAGTACTAGATACTAATGAGACAGCAGATGGTAATTTATCTGCTATTATCGAGAGTGTAGAAGAATCAGGACTTTTGGATAGTCTAATGGATGAACCGTTATTGGTAGGACTCGTTGCAGTAGTATTAGGTCTTGGTGCTTACATAGCATACACAGTACCAGCTGTTAAAGCTTTAGTATTTAAATACTTAAAGAATAACGAAGCCGAACTTATGGAACTATTAGATAAAAACTTAACAAAAGTTCAGATGAAGGCATTCGAGAAGCTGGATGAAGCAGCTCAGAAGCACGTAAAGGACTCAATGGTCAAAAATGTTTTAGTCACCGCATGGGATGAGAAAGACGATGAATTAGCCGCATTGGTTAAATCAAAAGTCAAATCAGCTCTTGACGAAGGCAAAGCACTTTGAACGTAGAGGAATACGAGCAGCGGTTACGTCAGCGAGTAGGAGAAGGGGAATATGAACGTCATAAAGAACTTGTACGCTTGCTGGCTCGCAATCTTGCTCTTGAAGACATACTGTGGGAAGAAATTCTTGTATCTATTCGGGATGTTAACAAAAGAACAGAGCTACTGCGACAGAGAAATTCAATCGTTCGTGACATACATACGGAGTTCCGAGCGTTAAATATAGAAGTGCCTACAGTGGCAGAAGAAAGAACAGCAGACTTTGCATCTTTCTTAGGAGATTTAGGAAATGACGACGACCAAGCTACCTCAGGGGGTAGCACCGCCAAGTCCAGTGAAGAGTCATAAAAGCACCATTACGGCATCAATAACCGGAACTGGGCTCCATGATTCAAGAGAGTTAGAGAATATATTCGAAAAGTGTAGACAAAGTCCTGACAAAATGTTGAAGTTGGTCAGAGCTTTTTGCGAAACGTACTTAATGGACCAAAAGCAACGACCTCTTAAACTTAGACCTTTACAGGAAGATATCATTGTAAATGCATTGACCTATCCCGAGAATGGAAAGCAACGTAAGTTAGCAATCCTAGCGCCAAGGGGCAGTGGGAAATCATTCGCACTTTCTGTAGCTGTATGTATCTATATGTTTTTTAATAGATTTAGAGACTTAGTGTTTATCTTGGCTCCAACTGAGGACCAAGCAGCTCTAATATTCAATTACTGTTATCGTCATTTTGCTGATAACAAATTCTTGGATAGCTTAGTAGACGGGTATCGTTTTCATAACAAGCCCAATATAACACTTAAGGGGGGCACTGTAATGCGCAGAGCTCCATTAGCGCCTACTAATCAAGGACAAGCTATACGTGGACAACATCCAACTTTCTTAATAGTTGACGAGTCTCCGCTTATAGATGACCGATTGTTCATTGACAATGTAGAGCCTGCTATTGTTTCTAATAAAGCTCCTTTTATAAACTTGGGTACGCCTAAGTCAAAGGAGAATCATATGTATCGTTATCTTTATGATGACGCTTATGAACAGACATTTACACGCATGCATTATACATGGAAGGATGCCATTAAAAAGGGCAACGCTTATGACCCACCGTACACCGAGGAGGAGATGCTCGACAAAATGATAGAGTGGGGAGAGGATTCCATATATTGGAGAACTGAATATGAATGCGAATTCGTTGAAAGTGTATCTAATGTATTCCAACCAGAAAAGGTGAAAGCATGTTATGAGGATTACGAACTTACTAAAATCGATGGAGAAGTCAGAGGGCAGGGAGGCAGTAATATCACTGTTGCTGTTGACATTGGCAAATCTGTTAATTCTACTGTTATTAGTGCATGGCGTCTTGAAAAGTCTGATGCCGAGAATATTGCAAGAATGGTATACTGTGAAGAAATTAATGCACGAACTGGCGGACACGACATACCATATCAGCGTAGACGTATCATGGACGTGGCTCTGGGTCTTAGTGCCGATAGGGTTATTATTGACGCTACTGGTATTGGTGGTGCGATTGAACAGGACATCAGAAGAGGATGTGTAGATAATGGTATTCACTTTATTGGTTTTGTTTTTACGGGCGGTCCTAAAGGAACTAAAACACAGATGTACAGGGATTACCAATCGTTTATCCAACAAGGAAGAGTAAAAGTACCTAATCCTAAACTTTTAAATAAAGACGACGCAAAAGTAATAAACAAATGGACCAGAGAACATTTCGATTTAGAATACACTATGGATGCAGCTCAGAAGACTGAAAGGATATCTGCACCTAGTAATAAACATGATGATTACTGTGATAGCTCAGCAATGGGTATACACGCAACTTTGAGTATGTTACCATCTCAAGGAACATTTGCTTCAGCGTCTGTAAACAGACCTAGAAGAGTTGAAAGAGCGGAAAGGCCAAATCACACCGGAGGTCCACTTTTTGCAACAACAAGACGTAGAAATCAGCTAAATAAGCCTAGTTATACCAATTTGTGACAAAAGCTTTATATACTATATTAACGTTAATTATAAATAGCCATGTCGTTGATAGATAATATTAGGCGACGCTTTGCTCTAACAGGAAGCGCACCAGCCTTTGAAAAAGATGAGCCCCGCTCTTATGGGGACGGAGTTATCAAACGTATTGCATTAAGTAAGGGAGGTACCTCTTTTCAACAAAAGAAGTATGAACCTCATATTGGACGTCCAAGAACTTACATGAATGTATACCTAGCTGACCCTATCGTTCGTAGTCTTATTGATTTACCATGTTTTTATGCGGTAAAAGATAACTATGACATAGTCACAGCTGATGATAGCTTAAGAGAAACAATAGAAACCATGTTCCGAGATATTAATATAGAGAATATATTATACGGGTGGTTGAGAAATGCCCGAGTTTTTGGTAATGGATACTTGGAGTGGACCGGCGATAACTTAATTGTCCGTTCTAGCCAAAACATGTTTGTTAAAAGAGACAAGCATGGACAAATAGAATACTACTATCAGGATTTAGGAGATGATAAAGATTCTATATATTTTGAAGAAGATGAAATTATTGAGATAAAAAATAATGCATTCGATGATTATGCATATGGATTATCTGACATTCATCCTATTCTGTATTTAGTAGACCTAAAAGATTATGCAGAGCGTGATATAGGTGCAGCTTTAAATAAGTATGCTAACTCACGTTATGATATCTCAGCAGGTTTACCTGACATGCCTTATGGTCCAGATAAGATTAACGAAATAGTTGATGCTTTTAATAATCTGGCACCCGGAGAAGATATTATACATGGGAACGATATAATAGTAAAAGAACTCCAAGGTACACAAAGAGCATTTGAGTATGGTAAATACACAGATGATTTGTTAGATAAAATACACATGGCTTTAAAAGTTCCTAGAACAATGTGGACTGACCCAGATAAGGCACGTCCTATTTTCGAACCATATGTTAGATTCTTACAAACTATGGTTGAGTCTGCAATGAACTCACAGCTTATGCCTCAGTTAGAAAATGGTGAAGCTAAATTTAAGTTCAGGCAAATTAACGTTGATGATTCATTCACCAAAGCAAAAACTGATATGATTTATTTATCAGAAGGAGTATTGTCACCCGGTGAAGTAAGAGAAGAGAGAGGATTAGACCCTGAAGGAGTTGCAGAACTAGACATGGAAACTTCTGAAGATATCAAAGCTTCTCCAATCAAAGAAGAACAAGGTGATAAGAATGTAAATATTTCTGGAGGAAAGAACCAAGATAAACAGGAAGAATCCGCCAGAGCGCAGAACAGAGGTAATAAACCTTCCGCAAACGCAACAGGAGATAGAAAATGACATACGAAAAATGTGTAACAACTGTTAGCAAATCGCTAAAAGAACGCGGTCTTGAAGACCACGAAACAAAAGCTCAAAATATGTGTAACATATGGGCTGAGGAAAATGGCGTAGAGCGAGAGTTCGGCAGGTCAACATCAAAAGAGCCAAGAAGGAGGTCGTTTGCTTTATCTAACGTAGAAGCAAATGATATGACATTTAACGACGGCAACGACGGTGTGGAGTCTGTGAACTTCCCCGTAATAGCCATTACGTCCGGCCCTCATGAATATGAGGAAGACGGACAGCAAAGTAAAGTTTACATCGAAGGTAGCACATTGAAAGATGCTTTAACAACTTTTAATGACCTTCCTATGTATGTAGACCATCAACGAACACCAGAGGATTTAATCGGCATGGCTACTGACCCTCAGGTGATTGAGATGGACAACGGAAAGACTGCCGTAAAAATGATGGCTACTGTTTCATCACAGTATCCACGTGGGGCAGAAGTAATGGAGAAAGTGAAGGAGGGGGATATGACGCATGTCAGCATCGATTGGTTCTCAAATGATGTTGATGTCATGGGCGATACATTCGCAACCAACATACGCCCCACAGAGGTAAGTTTCATCGACAATAAATCGATGGACCCCGTCTGTAAGGAATGTACAATAGAAGGGGAATGTGAACCACATGCAGAAGATGAACATGATGATGACCACGATTGTGGTTGTGATGGTGAACACAAGGCATGTAAATGCGAAGACGGGAACACAGAGGTAGAAACTATGACAGAAGAAACCAACGTAAAATCCGATGCAGAGAATTTGGTAGAACGCGAGTTCGCCTCTCTACGAGCAAAGCTAGACGAAGCTTTAGCTTCTAACAAGGAAGTTGAATCTCAGTACAATGAAGCCCTTAAGACAATTGAGGCTTTCAAAGAATCTGAGGAAAAACGTGCCGCAGAAGAAGCAGAAATTCGAAAAGCAAATGCTATAGAGGCAATTATATCGAAGGAACTAATTTTTGGTAGTGTATCAGAAGAGTCCAAAGATACTCGAGTCGAAGAATTATCCGCATGGGGTGAAGATAAGCTGACTGGATTCAGCGAGGCTTTAGCAGTAATGCCAGAGCCATCAGTAGAAGTCGAAAGAAGTTTCGGCAAAGGCAAAGCAAGTGAAGATTCACCTGTAGAAGCCGAAGAAACCGAGCGCAAGTTCGGAGTCTCAGTTAAAGATGGACGTATCGTCTTAAACAGAGATGTATTAGAAGGAGATAATTAATTATGGCAACAGAAATTTTATTGAACGACGGTGGAGCACCAGCACGTATTTTACCATACGTAGCAGCTGAAGCTATCACTGCCGGAGATGCATGCACCATTGATGCCAGTGGTGAATTGCAAAAAGCAGACACAGGAGATGCGTTATTTAAATTCGCATATGCCGGGGTTGCACTAACAGACATAGCATCAGGAGCTGTAGGCTCTTTGATAACAGGTGTTGGAGTAGTCTTGAACATTAACTGTGCAGACGTAGCAGCAGGCTCAGCTATGATGATGGGAACTACCGCAGGTAGATTACTATTAGCAACTAACGCAGCAGCAGCAGCTAAAGCACAAGCAGTAACGCTAGAGAACAACAGCGCAGCAGGGTTGACAAAATGTCAAACCCTCTAAGGAGTTAAACAATGCCAACAGACGCAACCGGTGGAATACTAACTAGCCTAAATACAGGTGCAGTCAATGGAGGTCTAGGAGAACGAGTTCTTGTAGACTACAAAGATGTAATAATGGACTACAAGGTCACAGACCTTCCAGTTATGCAATTCTTTGCTGACCCAATGACGACCGATACAGGCGGTAATATTGATATTACTTTCGCAAGACCTAGCATGAAGCTAGAACAAATAAACGAGGGAACAACCCCTGAATACCAACACACTAAACTAAGGTCCGAGAGAATCGCAGTTAAAGAGTGGGGTATAGCAATAGGTGTTACCCGAAGAATGATTGAAGATTCAAGGTTCAACGAAGTTGAAATGGCTTTGAATGAAGCACGCAGAGCTGTAGACAGACACTTGACAGAACATGTTGTTAAAGTAGTATTTGGTTCAGACGCTGCCGATGCAACATTTGGAACTATTGCAATTACCGCTGCAACCACAGAAGCAACAATCACAACGTTCGCAACTAACCCATCATCAGGTTTCCTTGGTGACGGAATAGTAGCAGCAGATGTAGACAGTGGAAGCTCACGTGTTAATTCGTATGGTAATGAAACCGACGCAAGATTAATCCGTAAGATGTACCACAACAGTGCCGCAGGAGCAGCAGCAGGTAATTTCGCTTTAGCTGATGTCCCTAAAGGTATTGACCACATCGCTACGCACGGATACAACGCAACTCACATTTTCTTATCCCCAGCACATTATCACAAATTATTAAACATTGGTGATTTCGTAACGGCCTTCACGACCGCTAGTGGTGGAGAAGCAGGAGATGCAGCAAATCCAACAACTACTCTCAACAACCCTGAGAACCCTTTCAACACAACCGCTAAGACTGGAAAAGTCGGAAGCTTATATGGACTTGATGTTATAGTCAACGCCTATGTACCTTCAGACAGATTCGGTGTTTTCGACTTGACTGTTAAGCCAATGGCTTACGTAGAAAGACGCCCATTGACTGTAGAAGAAGCCAATCCCGGATTCGGAATTGTCGGCTCTTACATGTCTATGAGATATGGTTTAAAGATTGTTAGACCAGAAACTGGATTTATCGTAATTAACGCTTAGATTGAACTAACTTTAATTCAAGGTTCGGAGGGTACCTCAAACCCTCCACCCAGTACTGGAGCGTTCCTAAATGTCAAAAAATTATTCTAAAGTTTTAAGAAGTACAAACTCTTTTGGAGGTACAAAAAATTACATAAGGAGCGAAGTCGCTGGCGGTACTGGCTCACAAGGTTCTCAAGGTATTCAAGGTTCTCAAGGTTCTCAAGGTACGACAGGTACAACAGGAACACAAGGTAATACAGGTACACAAGGTAATACAGGAACACAAGGAACTACAGGAACACAAGGAACTACAGGAACTCAAGGTACAACTGGTACTCAAGGAACAGCAGGTTCTGGTGGTGGTTCAGGTACTCAAGGTACACAAGGTACTCAAGGTACACAAGGTACACAAGGAACTACAGGAACACAAGGAACTACAGGGACACAGGGAACTACAGGAACACAAGGAACTACTGGAGCTCAAGGTACAACTGGTACTCAGGGCACTACGGGAACTCAAGGAACTCAAGGAACACAGGGAACTGAGGGACTATTCGGTGGTAACAGTATAGAATTTAATTATAGCAGTTTCGATATTACTGCTGGCTCTCCCGGCCAAACTAATGTCGGATTTAATATTGCATTGCCCGGAGGTGGTGGTACACCTAATTATGGTTTAATTTCTAAAGTTGGTATTTCTGACTTTGATATTAACACTACAGATGTCAGTGATTGGAACGATTCACTGGATGATGGTACTAGCACAGTAAGAGGGCATTTACGGATTTTTAAAACAAGTGATTCAGATACATGGGTTACTTTTAATATTACAGGAGCAAACGTTGGTGGTGGAACAGGAACAACAGCCTATGAAGAAGTGCAAGTACAGTATGTTGATAACAACGGAACCTTTACAAATGGTGAAGATATTATTGTTTCATATGTAAGAAGTGGTGACTTAGGAACGCAAGGAGCTACAGGTACACAAGGTAATACAGGAACACAAGGAACTACAGGTACACAAGGTACAACTGGTACACAGGGAACTACAGGAACTCAGGGAACAACTGGAACTCAGGGTACAACTGGTACTCAAGGTACTACAGGTACGCAAGGAACTGATGGAACACAAGGAACAACAGGTACACAAGGTACAACTGGTACTCAAGGAACTACAGGAACTCAAGGTACACAAGGAACACAAGGAACTACAGGAACTCAGGGTACAACTGGAACTCAGGGTACAACTGGTACTCAAGGTACTACAGGTACGCAAGGAACTGATGGAACACAAGGAACTCAAGGTATCAAAGGAGATACAGGAGACACTGGAGCTCAAGGTACAACTGGTACTCAGGGTACAACAGGAACACAAGGAACTACAGGTACACAAGGAACAACAGGAACACAAGGAACTGATGGAACACAAGGTACACAAGGAACACAGGGTACAAATGGTACTCAAGGTACTACTGGTACTCAAGGAACGACAGGAACACAAGGAACTACAGGTACACAAGGAACAACAGGAACACAAGGTACTGTTGGTGCTACTGGTGGTGGAGGTGCTACTGGTTCTCAGGGTATCAAAGGTGATACTGGAGATACTGGTTCTCAAGGTACTACAGGTACGCAGGGAACTACAGGTACGCAGGGAACTACAGGTACACAAGGTACAACAGGTACACAAGGAACTACAGGAACACAAGGTACTCAAGGTGCGATAGGAACTACTGGTTCACAAGGAACCACAGGAACTCAAGGTACAACTGGTACTACAGGAACTCAAGGTAATACAGGAGCTACTGGCGCACAAGGAACTACAGGAACACAAGGAACTACAGGTACGCAAGGAACTGATGGAACACAAGGTACAACTGGAACTCAAGGTACTGCTGGTACAGTTACAGGTGGTTCACAAGGTGCTGTTGGTACACAGGGAACTGATGGAGATACTGGAAGTCAAGGAACTACAGGTACACAGGGTACAACTGGTACTCAAGGTACTACAGGAACTCAAGGTACTGTTGGTGCTACTGGTAGTGGAGGTGCAACTGGTTCTCAAGGAACTACAGGTACACAAGGTACAACTGGTACACAGGGAACAACAGGTACACAAGGAACTACAGGAACTCAGGGTACAACTGGCTCTCAAGGTACTACAGGTTCTACTGGTAGTGGAGGTGCAACTGGTTCTCAAGGAACTACAGGAACTCAGGGTACAACTGGTACACAGGGAACAACCGGTACACAAGGAACTACAGGTACACAAGGAACTACAGGAACTCAGGGTACAACAGGAACACAAGGTACAACAGGAACACAAGGTACAACAGGAACTACAGGAGGCACAGGAAGTCAAGGAGCTGCTGGAAGTAATGGTGGTACAGGAAGTCAAGGTACACAAGGAACATCTGGTGGTTCAGCATCTCAGGGTACAACAGGAGCTACAGGAACACAAGGAACTACAGGTACAACAGGAAGTCAAGGTACAACTGGAACTCAAGGAACTAATGGAACTACAGGAAGTCAAGGTACAACAGGAAATACTGGTACTCAAGGTACTCAAGGTATTAAAGGAGATACAGGTTCTGGTGGAGCTACTGGTTCACAAGGAACTACAGGTACAACAGGAAGTCAAGGTACAACTGGAACTCAAGGAACTAATGGAGCTACAGGAAGTCAAGGAACTACAGGTACAACAGGAAATACTGGTCCTCAAGGTACTCAAGGTATAAGAGGATTAGAAGGAGCACAGGGTGCTCAAGGAATATCTGGTGGTTCAGCATCTCAAGGTACACAAGGAACACAAGGAACTACAGGTGCTGGAGGAGGCACAGGAAGTCAAGGTACAGCAGGTTCTAATGGTTCTACAGGTACACAAGGTACAACAGGAAGTACAGGAAGTACAGGAAGTACTGGTTCTCAAGGTACAACAGGAACTCAAGGTACACAAGGTGTTAGAGGTCCTATAGGTTCAACAGGACCACAAGGAACTAATGGTTCTACAGGTTCACAAGGAACTACAGGAGCTGGAACACAAGGAACTGTAGGAGCTCAAGGATTACCGGGAGACCCCGGAACACCGGGTGGTGCAGGTTCACAAGGTACACAAGGTATTAAAGGAGATACTGGTGGTGGAGGTTCTCAAGGTACTACAGGAACACAGGGAACTAATGGTTCTACAGGAACACAAGGTACTACAGGAGCTGGAACACAAGGAACTACTGGTTCTGGTGGTGGTACAGGTTCTCAAGGAACTGCTGGTTCAAATGGTTCTGGAGGTTCACAAGGTTCTCAAGGTACAACTGGTGCTACTGGTGGTGGAGGAGGTGGAGGTGGTACTACACTTTCACACGGAGGTTCTGGAGGTGCATCATATAACGTACCCGGACCGGGAGCTCCAGTATCATCTATGACATCTGGTGCACCATTAGAAATGTTTGATATGGCTGGCGGAGGTTTCGTAGCTAATGGTTACGTTCACGGAACAATAGGTGGAGTGGTCTATTATTGGCCATCATGGACAACATAATGACGATAGCTTTAAATACAATGAGGAGATATATTTAATATGAAGGTTGAAGAACGTGATGAACTTTTAGTCCGAATGGATGAAAGAGTAAAGACTGTCTATAATAGAATGGATAGATTCGAAACGCTTTTCACAAATCACTTAGCACATCACGAAACGTGGGAAAAGGAAATGAATACCGAACTGAGGTGGGGTATTGGTCTTTTAACTACTGTCGTGGCTGGGTTAATCGCAGCAATGAGGTTTATGTAATATGGCACTAGATATAACTTGGAACAACGTAATACGCACACGCACCCGCTTGTTAGCAGGGTCATCGCCTGATGAGGTAGATATTGATACATTAGATATTACTTTAGATATGGCAGCGGAATGGTTTCAAGACCAAACTGGTTTAACTTACACACTTAACGCAGAGAATTCTTATGATAATGCAGTAATGTATTATGCATGTTACCTTTTATGTATGGTTCAAAATGGAGTTGGAATAGAAAGAATACAAGTAGGAGATACTTCTGTTTATTATGATAACGCAGATTATATTCATTTCAAAGAATTGGCAGACCAAACATTATTAATAAAACTTGGATTGAGCATAAAAAGAACTTCTTACAATGCTTCACCATGGTTGGGAACAGTCAACTGGAAGAAGAACGTCGTGGGAGTGGATGGCACTTTGAATATGTATCCACCTGTTGACGGGGTGGACTGATGAATGACTACAACTTACTTCAACAACTATAATAGAGTAAAACCCGGACATATAAACTTTCCAAGAGTATTAAGAAACTTTAATCAAAAAACAGGACAAGTCAGAGGTATAGTATGGCATTCCCCTACACAATACGCTACAGATGCTTATGGAATACCAACTACAGTAATTAACAGACAACAAATGGAAGTTCCTGATTTACTTGCTAAAATACAACCTGTCACTACTAAAGATTTCCAACTTGCTAAAGAAGGTAGGTGGATAACTGGTGCAGCTAAGATTTTTATACCAAGTATGGAATGGTTATTTAAACATTATTCTATCAGTAGTGGGTTAGGTGGTTTTCAGTCTAATTATGGTCAAGGAAATAGAATAAGACCATGGGACCCTGAAAATGGTAATCAGCTTCCAATGGCTATAGATGGTTTGATGGATAATGTATTTTATGATAAAGAAGCAGATATATTAGATTGGAGATATATAATAGAAAAGTCAGGTTCTACAAATTGGAGTGCAACTACAAATTATGCAACTCAGCTAGGTAGTGATTGGGGTTTATTTACATCAGATGCATCTAACTCAGTTACTCTCAGTTCAGATAACGATTCCATTACTATAGTAGTATCTGGTACAAGCAACAGTAATACATCAGGAACTATTTTCTTTTACAATGGTGAAATGTGGCCAGCACTTAATGCAGCTAATCGATTCTCCTTTGAATATTATACACCAGTTACAAGTTCTACTTCAAAAGCAGTACAATCCATGACTCCACTGATTATGAGAGTTAACGGAGCAGCTACTGGGTATGATTATCAATATATTAAATATGGTTACACAGGTAACACAACACAAGGTCTAAGTACAACACAAGCTTCAGGAGAATGGCAAAAATATGATTTACCTTTTAATTCTGGTTCAGTATTAGCTAACTCAGTAGGAACTACAACAGGTTCTCAGTTAACTACCTCAGTTCGTACAGGGATGAGTTCTTGGTTAAGAGAATCTACAGATGGTAAAGGTCAGACTTATGGTCAATCATATTCTGCTATACGAGATACACCTAACACAGGTAGTTTAAATAATAATGCAGCTGCTACTTACCCATGGGCTATATTAAGTGGTTCATCAAATGAGTATTACTTTGGTATGAGATTTAAAACTCCTGCCCTATCAGCAGGACATACAGCAACAATTAAACTGAGAAACTTTAAATGGTATAGAGCTATTCCATGGTCAGTTCACTCAGTTAAAGAGCTAGCAGACTATCAAGTATTAAATTGTGTTAGAGATGATGGACAAAGTCTAAATCAACAAGTAGCACAAGCAGAAGGAGTACAACCGTTATGATTTATGCAGCAGAAATAGAAAGAAGAACAATTATGGTGTTTACACAAGCTAATTGGGATAAGATGCCCGATTTCGCAAAACAAGCTTACCTTGATGACCCTTACTGTGAAGTAGAGGTAGTATAATGGCAGCTCCAGACCATCTAAATGAGATAGAGCGTAAACTTATCGATAAGCTCCGTACAGGCACTTACTCTACTAATAACGTCGGGGGCACAGCGACAGCATGGACAGACGGCAATGTTAATGTCTTTGGACAATGGCCCGCTACAGAATCATGCAAATACCCGTGTATCATAGTAGAGCACGTAGCTAATGGCTTAGAAGAGCAATTCTTTGGGCGCCATTTATCAGGTACCGCTGTAGGTGAAATTATGGGAGTAGGCTATGATATGTATGTAGCAGTGGATAACGACAGCCAATTTAGCGTTACGACAGCAGGCGGAACTGCGGTTTATAAAGGCAGACGTTTGCATAATTATCTCATGCAAAATTGCGCTAATATTCTTATGGATACTGACTTCAGTGGCACTAACACAGAGATAATAGAAAGACATTTTGCAGGCTTTAGGGAAATAATATTCGACCCTACTACAGAAATATGGTACGCAGTCTGCTCTATGATTATTACATTTAAGAATGACCGTCCTAACTGATGGCATACGAACAGTCTGATTTATACACATATCATGGTAGTGATTACTATAAGAACTCTCAAGATGTATTAACTGTATTAGAATCAGGTTTTTATCCTTATGTACCTTTTACGAAAGGTATGGAGTTAAGATTACACAATCAAATTATACAAGCACAACCCGGAGGACTTACACAACAGAGTTATGAGATGCAGTTAGCTAATTATGAAGCTTCTGTAGAAGACCCTGTCAATAAGAAACTAGACCAAACGATTGCTACTAGTATGGGTCTGAAAGGAGATATGAGGAAAGCAGGAGTTGAAATAGGTAATAGACTATCTAATGTAGTTACAAATAAACAGACTTCTTTTGCTCAAGGTATACCACCTCGTTTAACCAACCGTCCTATTAATATCCCCGGAGAAATTGCAGTAGATGTAGTAGCTCAAAACATATTTGATAAGATGGCAGCTAGAGATAAAAACTTTGGTAGAGAGTTCGAACTTGGTGCAAAGTTACCTAAAGATGCATTACAACAAGGTTTCGATTACGACCCTGAAAAAGCAGGTGATGAATTTGCAGTTATATTAGAAACTCTTAAAAACAAAGGTGTTGCGAAAACAAACAAAGTAGTAGGAGTAGAAACAACTATAGCTAGAGGTGGAAAGTATTTCCAACAAATAATGAATCAAGGATATAAAGGAGCTGAGTCTATGTCACAAGAGATGTGGAAGAAAGGAGTTAAAGATGTAGATGCGTTTACTAAAAGGTTAACTGGAAAGTATGGTGATGCTAATGATTTAAAAAAGATAAGAGATTCAATTAAATCAGATGATAAGTCATCTAAACATATGGGTGAATCCTTAAATCTTATTGAAAGACAGGTATTAGACCGTTTGATAGGTATAACGTCTGTAATAGGACAGAACCCAGAAAAAGATAGATATCTATATCATATGCCTTTAAAAGGAGATGATGGTTTATGGACTAAAGCAGGTATATTAGTTATAGGTATTAAAAAGGTTGGTGGTAAGTATGAAGGGTTTGCTAAAGATGGAGGTATGTTTGATATGGGTGTGTTTGGAACTTTAGATAATTTAATCTTAATGCAAGCGCAAGTTTCTAATTTAATTTCAAAAGCTGAAGCTAACGTTATAGGTAATATGGCAATGGCAGCAACAAGTAACGAAGCAATATCTAAATTTGCTGATGATGTAGCTATTGGTGCAATAAGTCAAAAAACTGTAGAAATGGCTTCTGAATTTGATGGAGCTATCAATGTAGCTAGAGTTCTCAGTACGAAACAGTTAGCTACTGCTATTATAGAATCTTTCGAAAACTATTCAGACATGGTAGTAAAAAATCCATTGTTCGCAAATGTAGTTAAAGAATCATTAGGTAAATCTAATAATTTATCTCAAACATGGAAAGAAAGAGCATACAGAGCATTACCAAGATGGAGGAACGGTGCAGGGTTTACATCTATGTCTTTTGATGACACTGGAAGTAATCCTGAAGGTGCATGGGCAGAGTCTATGAAACCTAATTGGAACAAGGATACAGGTAAAGGTGTAAACTTAGCTATATCACCTTATTTCTTAGAGAGTAAAAAGAGAATAGCTCAAAAGTTTGGTGAAGGTAGGCTAACAAAGTCAGGCCGACGCCTCCCAGAGAGCTCTGGAATCAAAGGATAGAGAGAAAGCTTTATATACTATTCCGACGTTATTTAATACTAGTGTAATGTAATGTCAATTGTCTAGACAACAATAAGGAGCAAATAAATATGGTATATTTCCTAGGAAGAGACGTCAACGTCGGTATAAGCACCGAGTCAACTACGGCTACTGAAAATGTTTCAGTAAGCACGCTTAAATGTGTTTCTGGTTCGGCCAGTGGCATTATTTTCGCCGCAGATATGAATGGTACTACATTCGCATCATTTACAAGCGGAGATGGGCTGGTGGACGATTTGATTGGCGTAGACATTAGCGTTGGCGCTATGGATGAAGATACTGCTTTCATTGGCCAGAAACAAGGCTCGAAAGTAGAAATAAAAAAAGAGATTACAGTATCTCTTACACACAAAAAAGCAAATGATGTGTGGGACATTATATATAATGGACCTTCACAAGCCGCATCATTAGAAGACTTTGCAGCAGACCAAAACTTTGGTGCAAGATGGGGATTAGACGACACAAGTGGTAGTCCTTTTTTAGGTGTAGGATTGAGTAATCCAAAGGATGTTATAGTTAACGGTTCAACAAACGTTTGCTATGGATATCGCATACACGTACAATTAAAGAGCGGAGCAGGAGCTGGAACTACAGAAACAATTTCCATTCCTAACTGCTGTATAACAGGTTACACTGTCGGACTTAACGCTGACGGAGTAACTGAGGAAACATTAGAATTTACTACTCAACAATCAATGTTGAATTCAGTAGGTAATAATATTAATAACACACTAACACCACAGGCAGGTTTCTAAGCATGTACTTTTTAGGAAGAGATGTAGACGTTTATGTCACAACCGAAGCACCATCTGGCGCTTCTGCAACTGGTGTTTATGTTACAGCTAACGGTGCCCTTGCGCTTGCAAGTGGCAGTGGAGATGTTTTAGCTTTCTTACCATTAAACAGTGGTACGACCTCTAACGCATCTAAAGATGTAACTGGTGTTGATTTATCAATTGGAGCAGTTGATGAAGATATTTCTTATTTCGGTATCCGTTCAGTCGGTAAAGCTGAAATCAAGAAAGAAACAACTGTTTCGTTAACAATGAAGAAAAGCAACAACGTATTCGACTCTATTTATAGTGGAGCTCGTTTCGGTGTATCTGGTTCCTCTGTAGGTAACGCACTTGCAGATGGTTTAGAAATGCCTAGTAATCAAAAAGTGGCCGCAGCTATCTCATATGGATATAGAGTGCATGTTGTATTGAAAGATGCAACTGAAACATTCACTATTCCAAACAGCTGTATTCAAGGACACACTGTATCCATCAACGCTGATGGAACCACAGAAGAAACATTGGAATTTATGTCTTATGTTAGCCCGCTCATAACAAGTGGTGCAGCAGCAGATATAACTGGCGCAACTGCCAGAACCGCAATATAAGCAGGACTGGGGGTGTGATACCCCCTCCTCCTTAGGAGAAAAATAAATGACAGAAAACGAAGTCGAAGAAATAGAAGAAGTAGAAGAAATGGACACTTGGTCCATGGATGATTTGGTAGGACTAACAGAAACTGTACAACACGATAGTATTGAATACCGTGGAAAACAGTTGAAGTTCCATTTTTGTGAATTAACAGAAAAAGAAGAACCAAAATTTAAAGCACTACCAGATAGCGCAAGCGAACAGAAGAAAATGGATATGTATCAAAAGTTAGGTGCCGAAAGGTGTTTAAGAATGATATTAAAAGCAAACGAAAAGAACCCAGAAGATATCACAATAGAAGAATCACACTGGTTAAAGCTTCCAACAACATTACGTTATGGAATAGCAACTAAGATGATGAACATTGAAACGGAAGTGAAAGCAAATTTTACTCCCTGATGCTGGAATCGCCTGATGCGGTACTTGTCTACATACCACTAATGAAGGGTTTGGGGATGAGTTGGGAAGATATTAAACGCACACCTAAAATGGAATTAGAAGTATTACTCCAAGCCATGCACGAGTATGATGAACTTCATTCTATGGATGGGTATGATGATAAAGATATAAATGAAATGGCAAAGAACAAGCCTTCAATACGAATGCATTATGCAAGGTATTTAGAAAAAAGGGCTAAGTTCAACGATATGATTGGAAAGAAAAGAGAGGTTTCATTCGAAGGACTTAAACAATAATGGGTTTTGCAGGACAAATATTTGCAGCGCGTGTCGCAGTCGGATTGGCTACTCCGAGCCCACAGGCTTTATCGGACGCTGGTAAAACGCTAGCAACAGGTGTCGAAGCAATATATGGTAAGTTAAATCAAAAGAAAGTTAAAGCAGCTAAAGATAGAGAGAAAGCAGCTAACGAAGAGTTATCAGCAGCAAAATCTAATTTAAGTAAGTTTAGAGGTGATGAAGCTTCAAAGCTAGCCAAAGAAACGTCTGACCAGATTGCTCAAGTAGAATTTATTGGAAAGCGTATGAAACAGGCTGTACAAGCCTCGACGTCAGGTACTGGAGAAGTTTTCGGTCAGTTAAAGACAATGATTCCTAAAGATGTTTCTAAATCTTTATTAGCAGGAACTGACAAAGTAATGAGCTCAATAGATAAGGCTCAAAAGATGGGTGCAAATTATGCTAAGATGACTGAAGGTCAGAGAGCAAAACTTCACCAAGGTACTGTAAAAAATATACAAGACAAAGAAGCTGAGATAAAAGGTATAGATAAGTTAAATAAAAGAAACGAAAACTTCATTAAGCAAATGCAAAAGGAACAGGACCAGTACGAAAAGAATTATGAAGGAAAAAGAGGTAGAAACTCACACTTCCTAAAAGAAATGAAGTCTTATGACGAAATGATTAAGACAATGAAGAAAGAAAATGTAGAACGAACTGAGGGAATTGAAAAAATACAAGAAACTATTAAAGTAGCTAAGAATGAGAAACAAGTAATAGATGACATAAAAGAATCTTACAACGCTTCTAAGAAAAGTATTAAAGATGCAGGAGATGTTTTAGAAAAGAAATATAGCAAAGCTCAAAAGAAAGCTAAGGATGCTACAAAGAAGACCAAAGACGAAATTGCAGCAATGAGCACTAGAGCCAAAGCTATGGGTCAAAACATAGGTAAGGCTGCCACACAGATATCATCAGGCTTTAACAACGCTTTACGTGACTCTATTGGGGTTATGACGGCGTTCTATTACAAACTCAACCAGAACACACAAGAATTAATTGCTTTCGAAAGAGAATTGATTAATGCAGGTTCTGTATTTGAAGGAACTAAAGATGAACTATTTGAAGCAGGTGAGGTAGTTACTCAGTTCGGACAAAGATTTGGTATTGAAATGCAAAACGGTGCAACAGGTCTTTATCAACTGGCTTCTGCTGGTTTAACGGTAGAAGAATCTATGAAGGTATTACCAGAAACGCTCAAATTATCTATGGCTGTTCAAGGTGACCACAATACTATTGCTAAATTAACCACACAGACCATTAAAGGTTTCGGTATGGAAATGGATGATGCTGCTATTATTACAGACAAGTTTGCATACGCTATTCAGAAGTCTCTGATTGAGTATGAAGATTTATCAAGCGCTGTTAAGTTTGCTCTACCTTTCTTTACATCGACAGGGCAATCTATAGACCAACTGTTAGGGTCTCTACAGATATTGACTAATAGAGCTTTAGAGGCTGGTATTGCAGGGCGTGGTTTGAGACAAGCTCTAGCAGAGTTTGCTGAAGGAGCAGAAGATAACGATAGAGCTTTCAGAAAGATGGGTATTAACATCTTAAATGCAGAAGGAGAAATGAAGCAATTGAACGAGATTGCGGCTGATTTCGCTAAGGTAGTAGGCGAAGATACAGTAACTAACACAGAATTATTAACATCATTGATAGACGACTTGAATGTGCGTGGTGCTACCGCGTTTGTCCACTTAGTTCAAGCATCTGACGAATTCACTGAAGCTGTACATAATACAGCTAATGCTGGTGGAGAGTTAGATATGATGGTCGAGAAGCAGAACGAATCTTTGCATTCTCAGATACAAATTTTAAAGAATAATGTTGGTATGATATTTATGCTTAACGATGCTAACTATGCAGGAACTGGATATCTAAATGGTTTTCATGAAGCAGTTCATAATGCAGTAGCTACATTGAAAAACTTACTCGTAGTAGAAGAAGAAGGCACAATGGTCTTAACCGCTTTCGGTCAACAAATACAAGATATCGCTACAAGTGGAATAAACCTTTTAGTAGATGTTATGAAAGAAGCAGTAGTAATAGTTAGAGAATTCACTGATGCTGGTGCTTTAAATATGGACTTGCTTAAATTATATGCAATGCCATTAAAAATAGTTTTAGATATATTAAATTTCATAGGTCCAAGTGGAACTAAATTCTTACTATATTTCTCAATGTTGAATAAACTATTACCAGTATCAACAATACTTCAAGGAATATACAATTACAAATTATTAGAAGCCACCGCTGCTTCTTCCGCATTAGCAATCGCTAACGAAAAGGAAGCTGCCGCAAAACGTGCTGTAGTTTTTGCAGATATAGGGGGAGTTCCTGCTAAGAATACTAACACTGCTGCTACATGGGGTCAATGGTTGGCTACAAATTCATTAACAACGGCACTATGGGGTGCAGTAACTGCAACATATGCTTTCTTAGCACCATGGGCACCATTTATTGCAATAGGACTTGCTGTTGTGGGTGTTTTCTATATATTAAACAAAGAATTCAATATACTCGGCAGACTAATGGGTATGGTAAAAGAGGGTGTCAAGATATTTGGTGAAGCATGGACTGAGGCATATGACGTACATATATTCCCATTCCTCTACACGGTAGGTAAAGAAATAGTAGCATTCGGAGCTATAGTTGGTTTTGTTATATCAGGTATTGTGCAACATATAAGAAATTGGATTGCAGACAATGGTATGATAGTACAAACTTTAAAATTCGTTTTTGATATAATATGGACAATAGGACAAGTTGCAATTGCTTATGTAGTATATAAAGTCAAACAATGGTACAACTTATTTGAAACTGTATTCGATATAATTGGAGAAATATATGCGTTTGTAACAGGAGAACAAACTGTATGGGAAACTGTAGAAAATATAGTAGGTCATATCAAAGATTATTTCGTACAATGGTGGGAAAATATAGACGAAGCTATCTCAAGTGTAGATGCATTAGCAGGACCATGGGATACATTCAAATCGGGAGTTAAGGATGTTTTAGACTATTTCATTGACATGTACAACAAAGTCAAGGACATAGTAGATATAATGCCTAGTGTTGAAGGTTCATCATTTGCAGCTGGTGCTGAAACATCTTACTTAGCAGGTGAAGAAGGATATATACCTGACTTAGGTTTAACTGGTAATAAGGATACATCTTACTGGAAAGGCGAAGAAGGACTCTTACCAGATTATGGTATTTTTGGAGCCAATGGTATGTATGTAAGAGGCATGGCTACAGGAGGCCCAATGGGCACTCGAAGGCCTTATATAGTAGGAGAAAAGGGTCCAGAACTCTTTATGCCTAACAATTCAGGGCAAGTTATAAATAATAGGAGGACCCTAGATATGTTAGGAAGAAGTATGGAAGGAGGCCCAGCTCTTAACGGACAGCCACAAAAAATAGAAGTGAAAAATCTAGAAGTTTCTTCCGCTAAACTAAAAGGAACAAGAATGGCAATCGATAGCTTTGCAGGAGTGATATAGATATGGTATCTGTTAGAAAGAATGCATTTTATAAAAAGGCAATTATCCCAGACACAGGAGTTGCTAAATTAACAGCGTTATTTAAGGATTTTCCTACGTATGAGACAACTAATTTGACACTAGAAGGAGGAGCAAACGCAAATAGGTATGTAGTTTCAGGAAGTATACCAGACACTCCTAAATATAAACAAGGAAAGCTAAAATCAGGAAAACTCATGGTTTATACTACAGCTACAGAATTATCTGAATCAGCTAGAGTTCCTCAAGCTTCTTTATATAAGATTAAAAAAGGAATACCAAGCACTGAAGGAAAAGCTTCTATGCTAACTAATGGTAATAAATTATTCGTTATGTCTTCTATGTGTGGTACTGACAATATGTACGCAGAAGAAAGCTTTGACGGAGCTGAGAAGACTTTAGGAACTGAGGGTATTAGTGAGGGTGGTAATGGTGGAGTTATGCTCCGAGAAAAACCATACGCTGACGCTGGTGCTTTAGCTAAGGTCGTTTATGTAGGCGGTACTTATTCAATATTCCATATGGATGGTGATGGTCCAAATGGTGGAACAGGTGCCTTTTTAAGATTCTATTTCGGTATGCAAGAAAATGGTACTGAAAAGGGAGATATGAGTTCAAGAGTTATATTTTTAAAACCAATAAACCGTAATAAAATAAGTGGTAGATGGACTGTTAAAAATGACCATAGAACTGGTCTCAATCAATATACAGTTTTCGCTCCAGAATGGAAATGGAACGATGTAAAGGGACTTTTATCATTTATTAAAAGCACACCAGTATCAGAGAGTGATGACGCAACAACTCCTGCTACTAAATCAAATACAATATTTCAAACAATAAGAAGCAGTCCAGATAATCAAACTGCTTTATCAGAAAATTTAGATGGTGAACCATGGGCATTTAGTACTGTGGAATTATCACAAGAGAATGCAGATGTAGGAGGACAATCATTGAAATTAGCTCATTTTTGGAATCAAACTGATGGAACAAAACTTTCACAGGATGTATTTGGTCCAACAACCAGCATTAATCCTCAGTTCGCATGTGCATCAGGAGATATTTTACCTTATCCTGTTGCTTTAGACCAAGCTTTTGCGTCTGATGGAACAACTATACAAGATGTATCAGGAGCAACTGTATCTTCTCCAGAAGTTAATGTTAAATTTAATATTACAGAATTAGGTCAATCTTTACGTTTGGCTGCCGCAGGTGGCATGCATTACGAATTTGACAAATATGCAAATAATGCAAATGCTTCAGCAACTTCACCTTCTTATTCTTCTTGGGCAGAAGTAGCTCCCGGAACAACAGGGACAAGTACTAATACATATACAACTCTACTGAGGTCCTTTACAGTTACCTTTGGAAACTACCCTGTCGTTGGTGGTGAATCTTTAGATTCTTATTTAAAGAGAGGTATGGAAGGATTTTATTGGGGTAATGATTTAACTGTTGATGCTAGTAATTACACTGGTGTAGCAGCTAATCCTCATGACCCTGCCACTACTTACAAAAAGAAAGGAGTTCTTCCTGTTGTTGGAGGTTTTACAGTAATGAGATACATGGATGCAGATGATTCTGATTCTCCACGTCGTGTAGTAGCTACGCCTTTATTAACTAGAGTTTCTTCTTATGGATATACAGCAAATATATCAGAAAGAGCAATGTTAACTCGTTTTGTCTCTGGTGCAGGAGCGACTTTAACTAATGCCGATGCAAATATTATGATGTTTGGTGCTTCTACTAAAACAGATTCAGCAAGTAACGCAGCAAATAGAATAATTGATGATTATAGTAGTGCAAGTGTACAATTAGAACCTTCCGTAGCATTAAGTATGGACCAATTCGTGAACGCTAAAGTAGTGTTCAATATGAATGGAACAAATAGTAGAGAAAATTGTGATTTAGCAAGAGTTTATTTTACAGATGGTGTATATAGTGAAGCAGAAGACTCTAACATTACTACAGAACCACCATCAATGCAAATGTATTTTCCTCTCAGTATGGCAGGTCTCAGTACACCTCCAACTGCACCAGAAGGTTCTATAACTGACTGGTCTTGGACTACAATACCTGAGTTCTGGCCACGTTACATGACAGTATGGTTACAAAATTATTCTTATTTCGATGGAGTTTCAGGTTCTGCTAACATAGACACAAGGTGGGGAAGGTTTGATACCGGTAATCCAACCTTTGGGGCAGTTATAAGAAATGAATTCCCTGTTGCTTCTGGTGCTCGTTTAGCTACAGCTTATGTTGATAGTATAAATTTAAAGAATTTTACACCTGAAGTTACTAACCATTCTGCTAATGCTTCTTCATTTACAAAACCAATGAATATTCGTTCAGAAGGTATACCAATGTATCTTACATCTGGAGCAGTCATAGACAACGGAGCTACTGCATTACCACGATATGTAAGAGGTTGGGCATCTAATACAGACAATGCAGGAGAAGAAGTTGCAAGAGCTTTTGTTCCTACATATGTAACTATAGGAATGGACAATTTAGAAGATGCTTTATATACTGTTGATGTTTCCTCAGCTGGTGCAGTCTCTGAAGGTACTTTATTATGGAATGGTTTTTCCACCCCTGCTTTCTCAGGTTTAGAAAATGTTAATAATTACACTGCTAAAACATGGGTAATGGGCGTTTCAGGCTCTTTAGCTTCTTCAGCCCCAACAGGTTATAGAAGTGCTAACATGTTAGGTAATCAAATGGCAGGAAATACATATGCTAACCCAACAGGTACAGCAGCAACAGCTGTTTCTCGGTTCGCTTTACCAAGTAGACTTACATCAGGTAACATCGATGCATCAGAAGATTTAGCTGGAGGGACTTATGCAGACCCATATACCTTATATTTCGCATCTGGAAACAATGGTATAGATACTCGTTCATTTAATGCATTTACTTCTAAAGGAACTATGCAATTAAGAATGGATACTGGAACAGATAACCAATTAGATACAGGTGCAGGAAATGCTAGAAACTGGGTAAAAAGAGAAAATGTATTAGCATCTACTAAAATTAAAGCAATCCCAGAATTTGATATAGATAGTCCAAATTATGATTTAAACAACCGTAGTATTCGTGTCCAAAATCCAGAAGTCTTTAGAGAAGACACTGTAGGAGACACTAGTTATGTAATTTATTGTGCAAACGCTTCATTGACAGACCATCAAATAACAGGCAGTGAACAATGTATCACTCAAGCTGGTATATTTGGTGATGAAGGTCAACCAGTAGCTTTATGTGTTATGAATGGAACAACCACCGTAACATGTCCATCTAATAGTTTTATTGAAGTAGGTATGACTGTAGCAGATATAGTACAAACTGCACTGAATTCACAAATTGCTGAAAATACTACAGTTGTAGCTGTAAATACACCGGGAGCTGTAACTTCTATGACTCTCAGTGTAGCTGCAAAAGCTTCAACCACAGCTACTTTAAAGTTTGCTGGTAGAGTTACACGAAGTGGATATTTAACTCAACAAGGAAGACCACAAAACGAAATAATAACATTTAACGAAGATGTAACAGCCATTGTTAACAACGCAAATTTACCATATTTATACGTATCTCCTGTTAAGAAATGGTTAAACATGGAAGTGTATCCCGGTTCAGGTAATGCTACTACTAATAAAGCGTGGGAAAGCGGCTCAGCTGGAAGTAATGTCACATATGACAGTATTCTCGGTTTAGGAGAAGCACCAACAGCAGCGACTTTAACAGGTTCTACTTACAATGAATCTGATTATGGTTACAGTACAACAACTGGTTTGGCTACTGGTAAGAATGCTGTTTACAGAAATCCATGGGTTTTAGACACTGCTGAAAAAACAGAAACTAACCTAGATTTAGAAGAAGATTTTGGTTTTGGCACCTATGATGCTTCTAAAGACGAAGGTGGACAAGTAGATGTTAAAGCATTACAAGTAGGATATCAGACAGAGTTTGATATTACAGCAGTTTTAAAGAAAACTAAAGACCCAGAAGAACCAATTTTATTTACATTACAATTAAATACACCAACAAACAGACAATCAGCTACGCTAACTGGTAATGATAGTGGTAATTCAGAATTTTTCAAACCTTATTATTTATTCGAATATATAGACCCAGTTCCACAATTGAAAAACCTTAAAGTAACACCTGCTTTTGATGGTATATCCAAAGAAGCAGACTTATATAAACTAGGAACTGAGAACTTAAATGCAGTAGTATATGAGTGGGAAGAATCTGGTGACGATATATGGTATAAATACATATTAAGAAAAGATAATGCAACGATACCAGATAAATACAGCAGTTGTTTTTTCCATGCACCATTAAATGAACCAGATACTATTACCGCACCGGGAACACCTTCTACATATTATGCTTATACTTATGATACAAATACTTTTGTAGATGGTACCAACAAGGCTGATTTAACAGCTACTGGTGTAAAAGCTACAATTGAGGGTTTAGCAGGATATGCTGCCCAATTCAATGGAACCACTGCTTCTGTTTCTATACCAAACTCTGAATTTGTAGGTCCTGTTGGTAAAACAGAATACAGTATTGTGGTCCATGCAATACCAGCATCAGGAATGACTGGTAAAAACGTATTATTATCAAAAGGCACAGAAGCCGCAGGATTGGTCATTTATGCCTCTGGGTCTACTGCCTATAACCAAAAGATATACGCGACCATAAACAGCGCTACAGCGCTACTTACGGGCACATCTAACATTGTATGTGATGGTCAGACCCCATTAAATGTCATTTATACATACAAACAGACAACAGAAGGACGTCCTAACATGGAACTTTATGTTAATGGACGTTTGGAAAATTATTCAATAAATAACACAGCAGTAACTGCTACAGCTAATTTAACTATGGGAGCATTGTCTGGTAATACTAGTGCATGGGATGGAACAATAGAAGAAGTTCTTATGTATGACCAACAATTGTGTGTGGTAGAATCAGGAAGTAAGTATTTACATAGTACTATTATGGAAAATGAATATGAAGGTGGAAGTAGTACAGCTAATTTAGCTACTAAAAACGCACGAGTATTCGCATTTGATTACACTAATATTAGAGGAACTTCTTCAGAAGAAGTAGGAATGTCTAATGAAACATCTTGGGAGATGACACCACTATGACGTTATATTTTAATGCAGCAACAGGGTCTGCGACCGCAACAGGAGACGTTTTTACTGAGGTTTCAGGTAATTTAAGGTTTACTAAACCAGACGTAAGAGCAGTTTATATAGATTGGGGAGATGGTGAAGACCCTGATGGAAACTTTTCACATGACCGCAGATATGCTAATTACCAGTGGGTAAAATTAGATGAACCAAAAGAAAATATTATCACTACTCACACTTATACAGCTACCGGTACATTCAATCCAGTAGTTCAAACTGTTAATTCAAACGGTTTTTTCAGTAGATATACAGGTGCAGGGGCAGACCCCGGCTCGTATGTTTTACAACCATATTCTCAAAATGCATTTAGTACAAGTAACTTTACTGCTAATAATAATCAGGGTGGAATTCAACCTATTACTATCAGTGATACTGAAGCTACAGCAGTTTTAAAGAGTCAAAATAGAACTGTTTTCTCTGGTATTGACAACTCTATATTAGAAAAAGAAGGACCTAAGTTATTATATATGGTAATACCTCCTCTTTGTACAGCAGCTGAATTAACTACTGTTGCTAGTGCTACGTTACAAGTAAAATGTGTGATGGATTTTTCTATGATAGAGAATGGAACTCAAGCTACCGAAGTAGGTGGTGGTGGTCGTAGAATTGTAACTTTAGAAAAGACCTTAGCAGGAGCAGCTTTATCAGGTGCATCAGGTATAACTGTATTAGATGAATTAGATGATGGCACAAGTGCTACTGGTTTGGTTTCTCAAGTTTTAGAAGTAAAATATTTAGACCCTAAACCAACTACAAATCTCAATGTATACAGTGATAATGATATTTATAACAGATTTAAAATGTTTGTTGTAGTCACTGGTGATGATGGGTTTGAATATCCTCTCAGTTATGTTACAGCAGGTTCTCCTATTAAAAAAGCTAATGACCCATTACGAAATACTATTTTAGATTTTGGTCAAAGTAGAGCAGCAGCCTCAAATGTTGACATAAGTCAGTATAGATATGATGTAGGTAAAGTATGGTTTCAACCTGCAAATCAATGGGATATTACAGGAACATTACATTTAGGAGACGCTACAGCACAAACCAATACAACTAAGACTGTAGGATATACTTACTCAAATGTTCAACCTAACGGCTTAAATGGAGTCAATACTGCTGCATATTTAGCTTTTTCAGACAGTTCAAGTGCACGTGCTGCTTATGATTATGGCAGTTTATCACAAAAGTTTAGAACTGACCAGTTTATTATAGACGATTTCGGTAGGTTTTTACCTCAAAACCATTTAACTAGAGTTCAAGTACAACCTTCTAGTTCTACAACAACAACTTCATCACAAACAAGTTCAATGTCTGTTAGACCATTACCTTATAGAGTCACACCTACTACTCTTTCTACTATGTCAATGGCTACTTCAGGTGCAGCAACAAAATTAGATGTCGCTCCTCTTGCTTCAGGTAATTATTCTAGAGCATATGTAACAGAATCATTCAATCAAAGAACAAGTTCAGCAACTAATCTTGTATCACTTAGTGGAGTTAATACACAGACCTTTGATGACATGTCAGGAGACCCTAGAACTGACAACGAATATATGATTTTATTATTTTCAGAAAAAATGAATATGATTGGATTTAATATAAACAATTACGCTCAAACTTTAATTAATAAAACACTCTCAGGTAGTGCAGTAACACCAGCTGAGACGTATAAAATAGGTGTATCTTATCTACATATAGACAATCCAGACACAAGAAAACAGAATGCTTACTGGAAAGATTTAGAATTTGAAGATACAACCAGAGTCGGACTCGAACTGAGAAACACTACTTCAGGTTCTTATGATTATCAATACACATCTCTAGGGCAATCAGGATATATAAAATATGATATGCCTACAGACTGGAAAGCTACTAATCTTGATAAGCTTGTAGGTGGTCAGTATCTTGTAAATTATAGTGATGCTACAAATGAGATGAGCTATACAAACACAGTTACTACGGCAGTCGGTAGTACAACTATTACTCATGCCGCTACTTATGCTCCAGCAGCAGGATATCAAGTAAGTGGTAGTGGTATCCCTTCAGGAGCAACAATCGAATCTATAACAGATAGTACTCATTTTATTATAACTGAAGCCGCAACAGCAGCAGCTAGTGTCACCTGTACATTTAGATATCCGGGAACAGACGATATAATTGTTACTGGGTCTACAATAACAGATGTAGGTATAACAGCATCATCAACGTTTGGTGGTGTTATGAAAGTCACTGGACTTACAGGAGAAGATGTAACTGGTGGTGCTATTGATTTAGCAGGTTTAGGAACAGCTGATGAATGTGGAGCTTTTAGATACATAGCTCTATGTAATTCGTCAGATAATGCTAGTGCAAGTACTAGAGCTAAAATAGAAAAAAGACCTTTGTGGGTAGCTAGTGGTACATCTAATGGATTAAACGCAGCAAGAGATGAATTATATTTAACTTATGGAGATACAGAAACATCAGGAGGTAATATTTATGACCCTGTTGCAGGTGGTGTGGGAGATACTTGTGTGTTTGTTATTAGACGTATTAACATTTATGATGTGTTTAATGGTGTTTCTAAGGTTCAACAAGGAGATAATACAAGTAATGTTAAACTAGCTCCAGTAGATGCTCAAGCTACTGCCTTCCCTAATTCATACGTTTTTTCTGATACATCAACAAGTACAACTACTATAGGTGGTGCAATGACAGCAGCGTGGTCTGGAAGTTCAAATTTAAAATACGCACTTAAACTATCTATACAAGGTACAGGTAGTGCAGATGGTGGAGGTTCAAGTGTAAAAGCTTTCCCCGGTATTTATAATATATTTGGTATGAATAACTCTTATTCAATGAACGTACAAGAAATAGATGATTCTGGTTGGACTTTAAATGCTTTACCTATAACAAGTGATATTGCTTCTACTCAAGCAGGTAATTATTATCAAGCTATTACACGAAAAGGAAAGGTTTTTATAGCTAAAACAGGTGTAGAAATCACTACAATAAGTTTTGCTAGTGTAGCATTAGGTGATACAGAGTCTGCTACAGCTTTTGATGATAGAGGTCCCGGTACTAACTATGGATGGTTACATAAACTGAGACAAGTACAAGCTGAGAGTATTAGAGTATATTGGGATGAACCACAAAAAGATGGAACTTTTGTTAGATTCTGGGGTATTGTAACTGCTCTAAACGAGAGTCATCCAGCAGGAAGTCCAAAGTCTATAGTAAATTATAGCTTTGACATGACTGTAGATAGTATTGCTTTGATAGATGAAAACAGTAGATTAATGACAGATATTTTCCCAATGGGAGGCTCAGAAATCAATGACCGAAATTACACCTAGAATCACTATAGAAGGTGAGGATATGGATTACTTACAAGGTGACTACGTACAGCCCGGCAATCTCGGTGCTGCAACGTTGACCTTCTCTTTACCTTTGTCTTATGCAGGTGATAAAAAATTATGGAATAAAGAAGTTCTTATGTTTTTAAATAAACAAGACTCTGCTCCAATATTTCGTGGATATATAAGAAGAACTAAAAATACCTTTAATGAGATAGAAGTGTTTGCACAAGATGCTATAGGTTATTTAATAGAAGATGGAGATACTACAACTGCACAACTAAACTTAACTGAGACAGACAATCTAGATGGACTGAGCGTATCAGCAGCTATTCAATTAGCAATTAAGAAAGCTCAACTAACCTCTAGACTTGGAGTGCTAGGCAATACTTCTCCAGTAATGAGCGTAGTTAGGCCCCCTATAAGGGGCACTATAAAGCTTTTAGATATAATAAAGACATTGCTTAGTAAAGCAGTGCTTAATACAGGCACTATACCTAGGCCTAATATAGCACGCTTAATAGATAATGGTAAGAAGAGCTTACTCTTAATAGAGCTACAGGCTGATTTAGATACTAGTCCTATAGTGCATAGCTACTCAGAGCTTAATAACATCCTGTCTTTAGATATTACTAATCGGAAGATTCCTTCTGTTTTGGTAGTAAACGGTAAAAATGGAGTAGCAGGAACATTTGCGCACGATTCTGCAATTTCAGCTTTTGATAGGAATTACTTAACAGTAAGTAACGATTCATTAGAATCCCCTGCTGAGTGTAAAGACTTCGCACAAAAATTATTTAAAGCAAATGAAGTCGTACAATATGAGTATGGTATACTAACCTTAGAAGGTGCATACCTTATGGAAAATGATGTTATAAGAGTCGAAACTGATGACCCTAAGTTCTCTGGTAATTTTAGAGTAATAGGGAAGAAAGTTAGCTTCTCCCCATCTTCATACTCTGTTGGATTAAACATTAACCGTAAACCTCCTACACTCGCTGAGTATATCTCAAGTAGAGATAACTAAGGATTGTTAGCTCGAGGGTTACCTGTTTTATTATCGCCTAATGGATTACCAGAACCTGATACTCTTTCGGATGTTGGTGCGTAATCGCCACTCAAACCATTTCCTCCATAGCTTTCAGAGTTAGCAGCGTTCATTGTTCTTGCTGAAACTGTTCCTTCTATTTGTAATTCACCTTCTAGACGAGTTACATCTGAGATACGTCCTTCTGAGTTCAAGTCTGCTTGTCTACCCATAGGTCGTCCTAGATTTTGATTAAAATTAATTTTGTTTAGTTCGGTCATCTTAACCTTGTGGTTTGAAACCTACTCTACAGTATTCTATTGAAGTTGCTACGATTGCACCAGAATTTTTATTCTTGATAGATACAAACAATTGGTCTATTCCTGTTAGTGGTAATACTGGATTACCTAATTGAATCACACATGAATCATTTGCACCGATAGCAGATACCGAAGGTATTAAGGTAAAGTCAGCTATACTTCCATCGTCGTCCATAAACTGGACAAGTCTGTCTGCTGCTGCTGCTCCATATGATAATGAAAATTGTAATTCTGTTGCGGCTAATGCCCCTGTAAAATTCATTCTCATCATCAAAGATGTATATTGTGTCATGTCGATTGCGACAGGATTTGTCCAACTTGCGTCGGCTGCTTTGCTACCTGATTCTCCGAAATGTTGCCATGGGTCTGGCGCTACATTACGGCCGAGGTTTGTTCGTTCTTCACTTAGTGTTGTTAAAGTCATATATTTTTACTCCTACCCGAAGGTCGTTTGAGAGGTTTAAATCTCACACTTATCGCCAACACATGCGAACTCAGCTTTACCTTGTGTATTGTCTTGAGTTTCATACGATGACAATTCGTTATAGTTAATTAGGGGGAGGGCCTTTATAAGCCTTTCGTAAGTTCTATGGTCAATTTCCTCATAAGGAGCTAATTTGTACTTACCTCCAGAGTATGGTAAAAAGGATACTCCATTTATAATATCCCAGTTCTGGTACACCCAGTTACCTACTTCGAACCACTCATCATCTCTCACATACACAGTCATACTAGCATTGTGTTCACACCAGTTGTGTTGTAAGTTTTTATAGTGTTTAAGCTGGTCTAAAGCTGTTACATCCTTTCTGGTTATACAACCATCAGGAGATTTAACTGGGAATTCTAACACCCATGTAGATGCATCTTGTTTTGTTTGGCCATTCTCAGGGTTACATTTTATACCTGCATCTTTCATCATATTAAATAATGGGTCACGAGCTGCTATTCTGTAGCGACGAATGTAGTATTGAGAGTATCGTGGGTGAACTCCAGACGCTGAATCAACCAGTTGCGAAACTGTACCTGATGGTTTAACACAAGTAGTTGCTGCTGGCATCTTTGTCTTTAGTATACCTGATGCTTTGCGAGATATACGCAAAACACGGCTTTTAAGGGCCGTTAAGGCCTCCGAGGTCAAAACCGAGGGGTTATCCATCTGACCCGTTAAACTGACGCCTAGAAGCGCTTCTACGTCACAATTCTTTTTCCACTCCTTTCTTAAGTAAGGAAAGTTGGTGAAAGAACTCTGTATTACACCTAACCATGTGGCCGTCTCGACTTTGTCTAACAGCGTATCAAGGTCATCGTCTTCTCTAATTACTACTTCCGAGAGGTTACAAAATTGCATATCTCGCAACATTATTTCTCCACAAGGATTAGTACCCTGTATGAGTGGAGCGTAACGACGTGAAGGGGCTTTAGCTTGAGCTGAGGAAAGATTGAATATACCTCTTTCTCCAGTTCCTGATTTAGCTAATGCTCCCCACTCTATCAAGAAGTCTGCTGCGGATGGCTTCTCCCTAAATATAGCACTATTGTTTGCCATAGCACGTTTAATAGGGAAGGGCCAGTCCTTAGCGTGACGCATATCTTTGTCATCAAGGTCGCTCAAAGAGATTTGTGAGCTGCGTCTAACTCCACCTACAACAAC